TGCTCTGTTTCCCGCGATCACTTTATATTGATTTGACTTGCACATCAGTGCACTAGGCTCTGTCCACAAGATTGTGTCTTCCCAATCAATGCTAACTTCGTGGTTATTGCACATGATATTTTTTTCTATAAGGTCTATTTCAAACTGTTCTCTAGCATGTTCCAAGTCTTCGCTGGACATGGGAGAGTATGTGCCGAGTTCTTCGCCGTTCTGGTCTGTGCCTAGAACTTTAAAATCTTTACTAGGTGTTGTCACCTTTTCTTTTTTGATCCCTCCGAACAGTGAAAGGATAGTTTGGATTATCTCAAGCAGAACTTTCATCTCTTGCTGCCTCCTCTGGAAGATTCTTGTATGCGGTGAGCTGCTTCATGGCGTCTTCCCAGTTCTCTATCAACAACTGGTCTTTGTATACGTCAGGGTACGATTCAATAAATTTCTGAATGACTTCCTTTTTCCACTGCTGCAAATCATGCTGATCTTCGTTTTTAATTCTTTTTATTGTCTCCTCGGAAACGCCGGATGTTCGCATAGTAATGTATCCGGTTTCGAGGGACATAATTAGTCGGCTATAGACATTGAGGGCAAACTCAATTATCTCGTTTTCTACCACATGAAGTAGTCGGTTCTTTAAACCGAATATGATTGCAAGGGAATCCATAATCTTCTGAAAGAATATTCCCGCGAGAAAGGCTCCAATTATATACATCAATGTCATATTTCACTCCATACAAAAAAACACTGCAAGTCTATTATACAACATTGCAGTGTTTTTGTAAAGTGTTTTCGAACAAGTATTACTTGTTCAAGCGATTGATTACCTTAGAAGTGATTTCAGCAACCAAAGCGTCAACAGCGGTATTGTTTTCCGTTGTAACAGCTTCTGCCATTTCCATCTCTTCTTCGTCTTCGTCAGCGGCAACTTCGGCGTCCATCGCTACAGCGTCCATAGGAGCTTCAGCGTCCATAGGAACTTCAGCGCCCATATCTGCAGCTGCTTCTTCATCGGAAGTAACAGTTGTTTCGATGCCTGCGCTTGTCAGCAATGCTGCCAAGTCAGCCAAGATAGCCTGTGCCTTGGTAGCCAAATCTTCGCCAGCTTCTTCGGCGCCTAATTCGGCACCCATTTCAGCTTCTGCATCTTCAGCGCCCATGTCAATCTCTGCATCCATAGCGACTTCGCCAGCTTCTGCGTCCATTGCGGCTGCTTCTTCGTCTTCGTCTTCAAGCTCGTCTTCTTGGATGTTTACCAAGCCTTCGGCTTTGACTTCTTCTTCGACGGCTTCGTCTTCGTGGATGCGGTCAGCAGTCATGCGACCTTTGCCCACGTCGTGGCCTTCGTTTCCAGTTCGTGCGGCTGCGCCGCCTTCTTCAATTGCTTCATCAACTTCTTCATTTTCTGTGATTTCTTCTTCCTCGTTCACTTTCTCGTCCAAGAAGGATTCGGAAAGTGGAGCGAGGTTAGCTAATCCCATGAAACGACGAACTGTTGATTCGTTTAAAAGTTTCTTACTCATAGTACTATCTCCTCTTGATATTTTTTAAATCGATTTTTTTCAAGATATACTCTGCAAAGTGCAGAATAACTCTTATAATTAGTATTGTTATCTGCAAAAACCCCTTTTATTTGCGAGAAACAGGTTTTTGTAGTTTCTTCTTCAGTTTCTGAACGGCAGCTTTTTCGATCTGACATATGCGAACAAAACTGACGCCGATGCGATCTCCCACTTCCCTGAGAGTGAGTCCTCCTTCATTTTTGTCTATGGCTATAAAGGAGCAGTTAAGATCCTCCTCGTATTCGATCCAATATCGACACTCCTTATTGGGGCACGAAACGTCATTTTGCTTACATGCCGTGGTGCATCCTCGCTCTACAGATGGGGCATCTGTAAAAATATTACTCAATATATCAGACATCTTCTCCTCCAATCAGATCAAATATGTTCTCGATGTCTTCCGGAGATAGCGCAAAGCGTTCATTCACCTCCTGTGCCTTGTCCCTCTCTTTCCTTATCATACGTCGAGATCGCTTACTATCAATCTCCCTGTTCTCCTTGTACTCTTCTATAAATGAAACCATATGGGGGTTATCATTTATAAAGCCGTCGACGACAGCGCGGAAGAATTCGGTCTTAGTAAGCTTTTCGTACTCAAGCCTCATAATGAGGTTTACATAAATACTGTCGGTACTATCATAATAAAGGGTGGGATACACTCGTCGATTTAACCAGCCATACTCCTCTATATTGTTTTCTTTCGTCATTAATATTTCTCCGATGTTGTGCAGAGAGTGGCCATCGCTGCATCTAGTTTCTTGTGAATCTTGCTCAGCTCAAGGCTGCTAAGTTTTCCCTGAAGGTATTTGCGGTGAAGGCATTTTTTCAAATCTTCCAACTTGGCATATGCAGCCGTCAAACTACTATCCTGGATTGGCATCGCTTGCCCTCTCCTTTACTCTCTCTTCAAAGTCTTTCACGATCTCCTGTGCCTTGGACCAGCAGTCTGGGCAATATAGTCGTACAACGCTCTCTTCACCTCGTACCACCACACTCCAAGACATTACTTGCTCTCTGTCTTTTTTGTCAAAAGGTTCTTCGCAAGCGAGACATTCGTCTGGAAGTTGGTCAAAGAGCCCCAGCTTTTGCTGGAGATCTTTTTTCACTTCCTTTTGTTTTTTCTTGTTCTTGATTTTTCTCACCATTACATCACCGTCAGGTTGGGAGGGTTCTCAATGGCATTGCCCGTTTCGTCACGAAATACAACAACAGCCGATGGGAATGGGGCAGAGTTATTGCCTCCGCCGAACTTGAGTCTTCCCTTTATTAAGCGAACCTCGGAGGATCTCATCACATAGTCGTGCCAATATTTGGTGTCAGTGCGACTAGGAATGAGCATCACCACCGTAGTATCTTCCTTGCAACCCTCTTCGTATGCTTTCTTTACCCACTGCCCAATGCCTCGGCCATAAGGGGGATTGACAAACACTGTTTTCCCTCCCCAGTTCTGAAGGAGTCCATCTTCTTCGGGAGTGAAGAATTTTGAACACACGGCGTTATGACTACGGGCGCACGGATCAAGATCAAAACCAAACTCATCATTTAGTTTACGAAAAAAGTCTCGTGGAGTTGCCCACTCCATACTCTTACTACTGAATAGCGTTTTCATATCATGCTTTTTCATTTTTACCTCCGTCTGTTGAGCCAAGGGCGCCGGTGCCTCGATCACTAATTGTGATGGGATACCAGTTATAAAGGTTTCCGGTGCTAGTCTCCAACGCTCGGAAGTGAACCACCGGAATCATGACTGCTTGAGCAATCTTTTCTCGCGGCTTTATTGTTTGTGATTCGTTGCCTACGTTGTGGAGATTAACAAAAACCTCGCCGTCGTATCCTGAATCAACTACACAAGCTCCGACTAACAAGCTGCGCTTTGCTGCGACAGAGCTGCGATTTTTAATCTCCAGCATATATCCGTGGGGGACGCCAAAGCGATATCCGGTGGGAACAACCTTGCTTTCTCCCGGCTTAATGACAATCGCATCATTGTCGGGGTGGGGAAGCAACGCTGCTGGTTCTGGGTTAAAATACAGGTCGAGACCTGCATCTGATGGGTTGGCCCTTTCTGGTGGGTGGGCACTCTCTCTTACTCTCGCATATTCTAGAATCATATTTTCTCCTTAATTGATTTCTGTCTTCTCTAGTTCCCGCAGCTGCATCCAACTTAGAATATCGAATGGGCCGCCATATGTGACGATGACATCATAGTCATCATCCTTATATAGTTCAACAAGCTCTCGTCTAGCTTCTTCTGTCTCTTCTGGGCCGCGCAGAGTGCGGCGTTCTTTGATTTTAAGTTTCGTCTTGTGGATAACCACAAGAGAATTAAACCTCTTCGTCATTATCTTTCTCGTCATCCTTAGCCACCCTGTGGGCTCTCTTAAGGCGGCGCTGGAGCTTGTTAACCATCTCTGCTTTCCAGTGCGTGTCCATATCCTCGTCGGTTATATCCAAGCTATCTAAGATTAACTTTATCTCTCGCTTTGACAACATAATCTTCTTGAGGAAATGTGGTGGCTGCTTTTTCTTTTCGTTCATATCAACCCAACATCCTAAAGTTATGATAAATACTTCTGGTTGAGAAGCCCCACTGATCGCTGAAATCTAGCTTTGCCATATAGGGCCTGTTTATATGAAGGTTATCTTTCCCCTCTCTCACTCCCCAGCATTTGATCTTGGTGAGTACACTATTTTCATCAATCACTTCTACGACCCAGTAGGTCTTGCCATTCTTTGTTTGGCGAGGGACAACCTTTCGTGGAATGAACCATACAAGATTCAAGTCTGGATCATATTCTGAGATGGCGGGGACACAATAGTCTCTTAGTCGAGCCTGTACCTTGTCATCCACCACTAAGTGCATCGGAAATACGCCAGTTAAGTCGGTTAGATATTCTATTTTTTCTTCCGTTGAAAAGTCGCCCTCTGGTGCATAGAGTGTGATATTATCTTCCAGATCTTTCTCTTTTCTTGGGCGCTCAACTGCAACAGAACTCCAATAATGTTTGAGTCCAGTAAACCTATCATCCATCAAACTATTCAGTGCCTGACTTCGGACGAGGACATCTAACGCCTTTTTGTTTAATTTGCTGTAAACCATCTCCTCACTAAATAGAAAGTCCTCAACCTTATTAAATGGTCGACCTGCAAATATCTGGTCAATAGCTGCATCTCCCAGTCCTTTAACAGAAGTTAGTGGCTGAATGAGGGCTGTCCCATCTTTAGAGATCTCCCAAACTTTGCCAGAAGTATTCACGTTAAGAGGCTCAATGTGAAACCCAAGACTCTTGGCCAAATTGATGGCAGCTTCTTTGCGGCCCTCTGGCTCCTTGTCCAAAAATGCAGCGACCCACTCTACAGGATAATAGTGGAGGAGCCACGCGCATTGGAATGACAGCGTTGCATAAGATACCGCATGCGATGCGTTGAAACCATATCCGGAGAAATATTCCATCTTTTCCCAAATTTGCATTGCCTGTCGTTCTGTAATTCCCTTGTCCTCGCAGCCATCAACAAATTTGAGGCGGATGACCTCCAGTGCTTCTGCGCCTTTGCCTGTTCCCTTTTTGGTAAGAAGCTTACGCAGCATGTTGCCCTCGTCAAGAGAGACATCACGGCCGAGTTTGTGGGCCAGCAGAGCCAGTTGTTCCTGAAAGACAATAAACCCATATGTTTCTTCCAGACATTCCTTAATGACGGGATGACCATATTCGATCTCATCAGGGTTTGCTTTGTCGTTCGTGTAGTCTTTGGCGACACCGGCAGATAGTGGGCCCGGTCGGTAGATTGCGGTGATAGCTGCCAAGTCCACAAGACTTTCCGGCTTTACCTCTGTGCAGAATTTCTGGGCTCCCTGTTGTGTAAACTGAAAGACTCCTGCCCACTTGCCTTTCTGGAAAACGTTCTTCCATACTGCCTGATCATTGAAGTCTATGACGTTGGGATCAAGGTGTTTGGCATAATACTTTTTTACGTCCTCGAAGGTTGGATTCGGCATGTTGTGTTTGCGTTTGAGAATGTGGCGGATTGCGCCCTCAATCATTCGCAACGATGCCAGTCCCAAGATGTCAAATTTAATGAAACCCATTGGCTCCAAGTGGCGGACATTCTGGCCTTCGCTCCACGGAGTCTGACGTACTCCGCCAGATGCAATGAGGGGCATATACTTGTCCAAATCCTCTCCTACCAGAATCCCACCTGCGTGGCGAGAGCACGAACGGACGCTGCCAAAGATACGCAAGACGTGCGTCTTGACGTGCGGATACTTAATGAGAAAGTTCTTTAGGCTGTCTGAGTATTCCATTACCTCTTCGAAGGTTGGGGCATAGACACCTGCGGCCACTCCGTTGGCTTCCTTGGCTCGTGGAGTTGCTTCACTCATCATACGACTTGTTACATTGTTCACTTCTGAGAAATCAATGCTGTAGAATTTAGAGATGTCCTTGATAAGAGAGCGAAGCTGCAGAGTGTTCCAATTTGAGATTGGGACAACCACATTGTCTCCCCATTCGTCGATGAGCATATCCTTTAATTCCATCGGGTCGGCGACATCATAATCGATATCTGGATAATCGACCGCATCCTTACGCAAGAATCTCTCAAACTGCAGGTTATATTTAATGGGATCAATCTGGGTGATGTTGAGGCAATAGGCGATGAGAGATCCTGCAGCCGAGCCGCGACCTGCGCCTACCAGTTGGACCTCTTGGGCCTTGTCGGAGATTGCCTTCATAGTTAAAAAGTATTTACTAAAACCACGAGAAGAGATGACATCAAACTCTTGAAGAAGTCTTTCTTCATATGTTTTATTTCCTGCGAAACCTCTGGCTCGTAGACCTTCTTGTGCGAAAGATAGAAGGGCCTCGTCTGCAGTGGAATCAGGCGGGACAACAAAGTCTGGAAGGCGTACTGTACTGTCTGGAAAGAAGGATTCAATCTTCTCGTGTGCGATTTGGTGAGTACGTTCAACACTCTCAATTAAGAGAGCCTCATCGTATTCCACGTCCTTGGGAATGAGGGGTGTGTCGTTCTCTCGATAAATCCAGTTGTCTGGATTGGAGTATTTGCGGATGGCCTCCACCATCTCGTCACCGTTCTTGGGATAGAGTTCGCATCGGGTTGCGTCGATAGAGTCTGGAAGAGTTGCCTCTTCAAGTCCCTTTCTCAGCCAGCCCAGCTTCTTGTAGAGTTCGCGGTCTTTCCACGCTTCTTTGTTTGGATAATGGCTGTCGGAAGTGGAGACAAGTTCAATGCCCAACTCTCCGCAGACCTTGATGACAAACATGTTGATAGCGTGTTGATCGGGAATGGCATTCCACTGGACCTCTCCGTAGAAATTATCTCCGAAGATTTCCTTGAAGCGATTGGCGGTCTTAGTCATTGCCTCGATGACTGCCTCTTCACCCTGCTCTCGATTCTTCCAGTAGTCACTGGCGAAGACGCCGCCCATACACGCACTAGATACAATAATACCCTCGTTGTGTTCGGCCAATGTATCAAAGTCAATTCGAGGGTATCTATAAAAATTTTCGGGCGTATAAGACTTCGAGATCATCTTGAAAAGATTGGTCAAGCCCTTTTGATTAGCGGCAACAAGAACAAGATGACTACGACGAGAAAGAATGTCTTTAACAGCACTCTTACTAGCCTCTTCGTCCTCGACGGTTGTCCCTGTTGCTTCGGCATCTTTTTTGGCCCTTTTCTTATCTAGTTCCGCCAACTCCTTTTCTCTATGCCAATCTTGCAAACAGGGCACAAAATATGCTTCGCAACCATAGATCGGCTTAAATTCCTTGCCCTGCGAGTGCATCTTCTTGGCGTGGAGGACTTGATAGGCAAGGCCATTCATATTGCCGTGGTCTGTTAGAGCGAGTGCATCCATTCCATTCTTGTAGGCTGAATCCATATGTTCGTTGGGATACCCCAATGCATCGAACGGGGATCCTGCCACACTATGGGCATGGAGTCCAACATATTTTACTTTAGGTGTTTCTCGCTTAACTTCTGTCATTTTTTCTCCTGAATTTTTCTGTAGCATCTTCTTATTATAATCGAAAACCATTTGTTTGTCAACCTATTTTCTTCAGTCTATATCCCGCAACCCAAACTTCTTTTCCGTCCGAGCAGAAACTGACGCGCAGGGCCTGATCGACACCATAGGCTTCAGCCACTTGCGTTACAAGCCCAAC